ACTACTACACGCTGACGAGCAGCGCCAGCAGCTTTCAATACGACTGCAATTCGATTCCAGGGAAAATCTACCCGCTCTGGGCGCAATCGTGGCCGCCCACGAGGGGCGACGAGAACAGCGTGATTGTCGAATACACGGCCGGCTACGGAGACGACGGCGCAAAAGTGCCGCCTGTGGCTCGCCATCTGATCCTGATGCTGGTGGCCCACTGGTACGACTCCAGGCAGCCAGTGTCCTCGGCGGCCGCCAACCCAGTTCCGCAAACATTCGAAACACTTCTGGCAGCCTCTGGGCTGGGGATTTACCGATGACCATCCGCGCACGCATCGACGTTGACACCGTGTTCCACGACGCCACGACCACCTCGATCACGGTCGGATCGCTGTCGGATCATCTGGCCGTTTCTCCCAATTGCGCCCAGGTGATTTCAGGGTCTGTCGGCACGGCGGCCGTGGCCATCTCTGGGCCAGCCAGCCTGTCGACGCTTGTCGTGAAGAACGTGGGGGCCAGCGTCCTGCGCATCGGCGGCGGCATCGACATCACGGCTGGACGCGTGGCCGTGATTCCGACGACATCAACTATCACTGTCTCGTCCCCGAGCGGCTCTGGCTCGTACTCATGCCTGTGGGTGGGGTGACATGATCTCGTCTGGCCTCATGAGGGAGCGTGTAACGATTCAGGCTCCGACCGAGCGGCAGAACCAGTTCGGCGAGGCCACGGTTACATGGAGCGACGTTGCGACAGTGTGGGCCAGCGTGCAGGGCTTGTCCGCGAGAGAGTATCTGGCCGCGCAGCAGGTCGGCTCAATCATCACGCACAAGATCCGCATTCGATTCTTTGCCGGCCTGACGCACTCGCACAGAATCGTCTGGCGTGGACGCATAATGGAGATAGCGAGCGTCCTCGAGCGCGAGACTCGCACAGTCCACGAAATACTCGTCAAGGAGGACGAATAGCCATGGCATCGTTTCTTCCTGTCGCAAGGGGTTTTGTGCGAGTTGATATGGGAGGAATCGGCCCCATGATCGACACGCTCAAGAATCTGGCCACTACGTTCGAGGCCCGCGACGACCTGACGAAGGTGCTCCGGAGGGCCGCCGTGCCGATCCGTGACACCTACCGAGCGGAGGCCCTCAAGCACGACGCCACGGGAAATCTGGCGGCAAGCACAAAGATCAAGACAAAGAAGTACCCAGGCGGCAACGCCGTGGCGGTCGCTGGGCCTGAGCAGACAGGATCCGTCGGAGCAAGTGCAGACGTTCCCAGTGGAAATCACGCGTGGCTCGTGGAATTTGGTAGTCACGGTCGCCGGTCGCCGTCAAAGCGAGGAAAGCGCCACACTTACGTCAACGTCCACAAGAGCATCAACCGCAAGATGAAGCTGCATTCAAAGGGCGTTGATTCCGAGAAGTTCAAGAAGATGGGCGCCGGCTTCTACTTCCTCATGTCGTCGTGGAAAGAGCCCACTCGGCAGGCCCGCAAAGGCAAAGGGTACACGCACGACTTCCTTCCGGACGGAGGCGTCTACACGCTCAAGTCCGGAGCGACATACGGCGCCATGCCTGCATACCACCTGATGGAAAACACGATCGCGGCAAGGCAGGCAGACGCGCAGGCCATCATGAAAGACGGCATCATCGACGCAATCAACAAGCGACTTGCGGGGGCGCTGCCTTGATCCTTTCACCAGAAAAACACGTTTTCCAGAGGCTCGTCACGACCCCCGGCGTGGCGAGGCTAATCGGATTTCAGGTTTATCCAATCGCGGTTCCGAACGGCGCCGAGCTTCCTTTCTGCGTTTACAAGCGTGCAAACATCTCCAGGGAGTCTTCGCTGTCTGGGCCGCTATTCTTGCCGGTAGTAAGCCTGCAATTAGCGTCCTGGGGGCTCTATTACGACGCCGCTCGCGAGCTCGCGGACGAGGTGCGGCTGGCCCTGGATGGCCACACGGGAACACTATGCGGCGTTACAATACATGATATGAGGCTCGTGTCGGAGACGGATGACTTTCTCGACCCGAACGCGGTGGGCGCACAGCTCCCGCCAGCCTACGAAGTGCGGCAGCTTTATCAGATTCGTTGGAGTGAATCAGAGGACTAACTCATGGCATACGCAGTTTCGCAGGGGATCACCCTCACGCTCGGCGGCTCGCCGCTGGCAAACGTCACCCAGGTCTCCGTCAGCGAAAACTCGCCGAACGTCGACTCGTCGCACCTCGGCCTCGCTGAAGGCGCGTACCGCACGTTCATCGCTGGCCTTAAGGACGCCGCAGAAATTTCTGTCAATCACATCGGCGCGCCTCTGACTGTCGGCGACAAAGCAGGCGGCATCACGGTCGGCAACATCTCGTTCACCGGCGCGACCGTCATGTCTAGCGAAGTGTCCTATAGGGTCGGAGAAATTGTGGGCTACACCTCGACCATTCGCGCCGCAAGCTAGCCCTCACACGCTACTCACCAACACAAGGAACCACTGAAGTGCCTGCAGCTCTTTCTAACACGACTGTTCAGTTCGGCGGAACGACGTACACGGCAACCTCGGTAGTTGTCCGCGACATGCGCGATCAGATCGACGTTACGGCGCTCTCCGACACGCAGCGGAAGTATCAGGTCTCGCCGCTTTTTAATGCCGCAGAGGCTCAGGTCGAGTTCGTTGGCTACGGCCCACGCGCGGGCGTCAGCGGCGCGCTCACGGCCCCCGGAGTCAGCGCGATTGGCGGAACGGTGGTGTCGAGCAGCACGACGTTCAACCTCAACGAGCCCATCCGCTCGCAGGCGACCATCCAGTTCACTCGGTAGCACCCCATGCCCTCCGTCGCCGTTGTCAGCAGCGCGAGGTTCACGTTTTCTAGTTTCAGCGGCAGCGTGACAGAGCTGTCTGTGGAAACGCCGTCCGCAGTGCTGGCGGACATGTCGGACGTTTCAACCGGCGCTCGCAATCAGGTGATCGTTCCGACCGGAGAGCTGTCGGGCGGAACAATCACCGTCGGATTCATGTCGTCGACGGATCCGCAGTCGCTCGTCGGCATAAGAGCACCGCTCACATTCTCGTCCACCGCATACAGCGTATCTCGCAATGTGATCCTAGAGTCCGCCTCGGTTGATGTCCGCATTGGGGAAACCGTCCGCGGAGCGCTCAAGTTTCGGATAACAGACTATTTTGGCAGCTAACAATGGAGGCCACATGGCACTCAGCAAAGCAAAGATCCTAGCGGCGAATGACACGAAGCTCGAGAAGGTCCACGTTCCGGAATGGGGCGACGACGTTTACATCAAGACGCTGTCCGGCACTGAGCGAGATCTGTTCGAAGAGGCGTACTCCAGCGAGAAGATGAAGAACTTCCGCTCGCGGTTTCTTGTTCTGACGCTTGCCGACGACAGCGGCGCTCGCCTGTTCACGGACGCCGAGGTTGAGCAGCTCAGCACGAAGTCTGCGTTCGTCCTGAACCGGCTGTTCGAGAAGGCGTGGAGCTTGAACGCGTTCCGGGACGCTGACGTTGACGCGCTGGGAAAAGATTCGCCGAGCGACCAGAGCGACGTTTCTACTTCAAACTAGCGCTGGCGCTCGGCAAGACGGTCAAGGAGCTTTTGCGAGAGACGGACAGCGAGGAGTTGAGTGAGTGGTACGCGTACGACCAGCGATGGCCTTTGCCAGATTCGTGGTTCCAGATGGCGCGAATCTGCAAAGTCATCATGGCGTCATCCGGAAACTACAAGACGCTGCCTGACGAGCGAAAGCTGATACCGGCAGCAATCGGGCACGAGCAGTCAAGAGACCAAATACTTGCGGAGTTGGCCAAGCTCGGAAGCTTAGGGAAGTAGGGCAATGGCATATCTCGGCAAAATCTCGGCGGTCCTGTCGGCCAACACGCAGGACTTCACTCGCGGCCTCCGCGAGGCTGGCCAGGAGTTGTCTCGCTTCCAGAAGCTGACTGGCGGGCTGCGGGTCAATCTCGACTCGAATGCCCTCGACAAAACGCTGACGCATCTACAGCGTTTTGAGAAGACGATCCAAGAGATCAAGAAGCAGATCGCTGCCAACCCAGAGCAGCGGGGGCTGTTTCCCGATCCGAATCGCCTTCAGCAGCAGTTCAAGGCGTTCGAGAACATCGGCAAGCCGCTCACCGAGCTGAAGAACAAGATCGAGGGTTTGTCGCAGACGATGCAGGCTGGGCTCTACCAAGAGCTCGGAAAGATTCAGGCTGGCTTCCAGAACCTCTACCGAGGCATCCAGAGCGGGTCGACCACATACGACAAAGAAACCGCTCGCATCGAAGGGCTGATCGGCGCCCTGAATCGACTGCAGAAGACCGCCGCGGCGGCCGCTGACTTTGGTGACTTGACGAAGAAGCTCACCGCAAGCAACGCAGGCGCTTCGTTCTATCAGCCCAGGGCGAAGGAGTCTCTGCAGGAGTCTCTCTCG